CGACTGAGGACCCTCTGGCAGTTTTCGGAGTTGCTTAGCTCACAAGCGGTTTAACCTACCCCCAGGAGCCAGGGTGCCTTCCACCGCACCTTGACTTCTGTCGAGCGCTCTAGTCCATAGGCGCTCGAGGGCTTTGCCCATGGGTCAGGTAGAAACCCTCCCGAAGTGGCGAAGAAGACATTAGTCTTCCTCTCCAGGTCCCGAACTGTGTTCTCATACTTCATCTTGGATCCCAAGATGACCGTAGATGATAACTTTCGGCGAAATCGATCGCTACTCATTCTAACAGAAGGAGCAGACGGTTCGAGCGATTCGGGTTGAACTCTAAAATAGAATTCAACCGACCTAATCCGGCTCACAGACTTCCTGTACCCTTCTTTAAGGGACAGACGAAGCTGTGCATCGTCGGACAGTGCTAAGTCGCTGAGAAGTTCCAAGCCTTCGGCCCGCCATTGCGAGTCGGACGCCAGGACTTCCCTGACCCACCCAGAAGCCGCACGGTCCAGTAAAGACTGTCCCGAGCGACCCAGGGGGGAAAGTCCCAACCCGATGATCAACTCCTCTTTAGGACGTTGAGTCAGGTAGGACAGCCACTTAACATGATGGGTGCTTGACCGCTTAGGAAGTATAGGCAATCCTATACCTCCATAAGCCTCAGGGGCCCCCAAAGGCAACCCTAATCTCGCTGCAAGCATCCACGTATAATAATACGGGGATAGCTTCCAGAAGAATTTGGGTATACTCCTGGTGGGACGCGTTGCGTCCCCGCCAAAGGCCGTAGGCTGGGAAACCCAGGTTACATGCCCTTTGGTGCCACCAGGAGGCGCCACCAAGATGGAGGTAGGCCAGAAAGGTACTTCAAACCCAGACTCAAGAGGTATCTCAGCAATGAGGCCCCTTGTGGGATGATTGAAGCACTTGCTCCACGACATTTTCGCGGAAAGCTCTTCTAAACAACTGTAATACAGTTGCTGCCGAGCTTTGGTCCACCGTGGGAGTACGGCGTCATCGCCTACTCCCCGCATCTTGGCGTCAGTACGGTTAAGACCACTATACTTACGCTTCCGTTCAGAACGGGAGTACGGGTATACCTTAAGTGTTTGCTCTGCGGAACACAGAGAAACAAGCATTAAGGGGGGGAAAGATGTGGGATCTCCCATCATCTGCCCCGTGGTAGTAATCGTACCGTCGAGTCCGTTAAGGTACTCTATCCACTCTGACCACATTTCAAAAATGTGGTCCGCGTGGCCGAGACCGTTACGGCCCTCCCTCTTCCTTGATGCCTTTAATAAGGAATCATCAAGAAGAGGGGCTCGTGAGTACTCTACCTGAAGATCGGACGGCCTAAGGTCGTCCGGTTTACAGGAGAGGATTTTCTTCGGGCCAAAAAGCTTTGGAAACCAACGCTTATATGGCCGAAGGCAGGAGTAGCGCTCTGCTAGCTCCTCGTAAAATCCTCTGGTGAGCCACTCAGGGTGCAAGTCGGTAGCGGCAGTGCAATCCTGGGATTCCCAGGGACCACTTTCGCCCCGCATGTCAACCCTGAGGTCTCCTCCCAGAGCCTCCGAGAACCGAGGGTCGCGGATCATAACATGATCCGCTACCCTACGTAGGATCTGTTGAACAAGGTTCACCGCAGTAAGACTGCAGGTGGGAAATCTTGTCTTCAGACCCTTTTCCTCCGCTACAATAGGAAGAATGGGGACATACGTAATGGATTCCATTATGTATTCCACCCCTATCCTAAGGTAGTCTTGGAGGAAAGCGCCGCAGCCCGGGAGGGTCCGTTCTAGATCATCCCATGGTGCCCGGAACAAACCCTCAGCACCCTTTTTCAAAGAGTGGCTGAGAAGTTCCAAGTAGGAACCATTAGAGTCTTCCAAAAGGGAAGGCATCTGGGTTGCGGCCTGCTTCTTCTTTAAAGCATAGCCGAGGAGCACAATGTGCTGAACTCCCGCCGTGTGCCCGCCTGCGCTCCTAGGGTAACCTAAGGCAGCGTTGGCTGACGGCATGGTGAAGAGTTCCCTGGGTGCCAAAGTTGGCCCCCAGCGCTCGACGTAGCTTTTAAGGAAAGGCCTCCAATAGCCAGGTTCGGGTTTGGGCTCTGATGTCAAACGTGACATCAGACCAGCCAACCCGTCTGGGTCTTTTGGAGACGGAGGTAAGGCCCTTGCAATGTAGGAAGCCATCATTGCAGGAATCCTTTCCTCAAAGACTAGAAGCCGGCCATTTGGCCGTGGTCCACCAAAGTACCAGGCGCGGCAAGCTTGGGCCTGTGCCTTAGCTCGCTTTGCAGCTTCTAGTGGGTGGTACACAAGTTGGTTACGGAACCTGTTCACGCCTTGTAGCCTTCGGCTATTAAGGACGGGAGAGTAACCGTACTTCTTAATGTACCATGCTCGTTCTTGCTGGTAACCAGTAAGAACGGCATCCCATGTTGCCCTCATAAACGCGAGAACCTCTTTGTTACGCAAATAGCGTCGCAAGAGCGGATCTTTTCCGTTGATGCGCAGCCCTTTGGCTACGTATCTAAGGATATCCTCTGCCCAAAGGGCATAGAACTCGTGATTTGAGAGCCCGGGGGTTCTCGGAGGAGGCTGTATAAATAATATAGCCTTACCGAAGCCTTCGATTTCATTACCGGTGTACCGGAAGTTCCTGCATAGTGCAAGCACTTCCACAGGGTACACAAGCAGTGGTTTCAATCGGCCATGAAGGGAAAGTCCCTCATGTGTTCGATAATACCCGTCAATTGACGGCATTTCGATCGTACCGAATTGCATCCACATCTCCGGCTTTACTGCCTCTGGGGAATTAAGATCTCCAGAGGACAGCTTGGCATGGCCCAAGGACGAATGCGTCTTGGGCTTCCGCCTGATTCTCTTCTTACGAAGAGAAGAGGGACTCTGTTGAGAGTCCAGGGAAGGTTTACCCCCTCCCATGATGCCATCAGTATTACTGGTGGTAGC